CGCCACGGCAGCCACCCCAACAGCAGTACGCGCCCGACGGCTACATCCCGCCCGGCCCGCCGCACCAGCAAGCCGGTCAGCCCGTCTACATCCAGCAGCCGGCCCAGTTCCCCCAGCAGGCCATCACCAAGTCCCGGCGCCCGTTCAACCACTCCAAGCACATCATGTGGACCGTCATCACCGGCGGCCTGTGGGGCTTCGGCTACCTCTGGCTCTGGGCCTGGAATAAGTACGGCCCCGAAAAGGCCTTGTCCGTCACCAAGTACCAATAGCACCCCCCGATTTCCGGCGCTGATCCCCCCACAGCGCCGGACCGAACGGCCCCGCGCGACCACCGTCCACCGCGGGGCCGTTTGCCGTCCCGCCTCTCCCCGAACGCTCCACCGCTGTCGTACATTCGGCGCAAGATCAGCCGACCGCCGGGGGTGCACGTGAACCCGATCATCATCTACCGCGACGGCGGCCGCGCCCCCCTCATCGACCGGCAAACCCTCGCCCTCATCACCGGCCGGTCCGTGAACACCATCCGGGCCCGCTGCGAAGTCGCCGAACACCGCGACGGCCGCGCCCTCTACGACCTCGACCAGGCCGAAGCCGTCCTCAACGCCACCCCGACACGCCGCCGCTGACTCCCTGTAGCCGCCAGCCGGATCGCGCTATATCATGCGATCTTGGGGCGGAGCTCTGCCCGACCAGCCGGAGGCGCCGATGACCACACCGACGAAGCCACCGGCGCCGCTCGAATGGCACCCCGCCTACCGCGACCGCACGTGGCTCCTCGACTGGGTCGAAGGCCGCACCGACCACGGCTACTACCTCAACTGGAGCACCGTCCGCTCGCGCAACGGCCACGAACCCGTCGGCCCGTAGCTGACCACGCGGGGGTGAGATGCCCCGCCGCTTCCAGATCTTCGCCGACCGCATCGGGCCACGCCGCTGGTGCTGGGTCGTCATCCACCCCACCCTCGGCCACTTCCACGCCGCCGCCGCCCGGACCGCGCCGCACCACGACCGCGACTGGTGGAACGGCTGCCTAGGCTGCTTCCAGCCCGTCGCCTACCGCGAACGCGAGATCGACAGCACCTGGATCGGGCGCTGGCCGGCCAACGGCTACGCCGGCGTCGTCCGCCTCATCAACGGCCACGTCACCGCCGAGATCGTCGCCCACGAACTCGTCCACGCCACCGCGCAGATCTACCGCATGAACGCCCGCGGCGACATCCGACTCGGCGACTCCTGCGGGCCCCGCGAAGAGGACTTCGCCTACATCTACGGCCAGCTCTACGCCAGCCTCGAACCCCAACTCCGGGAGGCATAAACGATGGAAGCGATCACACTCGTCAAGGCGCTCGCGCCCCACGGCCCCGCCGATGTCTTGCGCGAACTGCGCTACCACTACGTCACGCGGCGCATCCAGCTGGCCCGCCCCTGGCTCGCTCGCCGCCTGCCGCGGTGGCTCATCCAGGACGCCGTGATCCGCGCCGGCGTGACCTCGATCCGCGACGACGAGGTCGTTCCCGACGCGCTGTTCATGACGGTGCTGGAGCGCTGGAGCAAGGCATCGTGAGCGGCACCAAGCCGAACTCCGGCACCCCGAAAGACAGCCGCCTCAAGGGCCGCGGCGCCAAGCCCGGCCCCAAGAAGGGCAGCCACAACACCCCGAAGAAGAACTCGTGACCAGCAACCACTCGCCCCGCAGCGCCTCCCTGCTGCTGTCCGGTGCCCTCGCCCACCTCGACGTCATCCAGCCCGCCGAACTCCGCGGCCCCGTCCGCGACATCCTCCGCGCCGGCATCGAGCTCTGCGTCGGCTCCCGGTCGCTGCTCGGCAAGCCGATCCAGCACACCATCGAGCTCGCCCAGGCCGTGATGAACGCCGCCGAGCCCCGAGACGGCGCCGAGTGACACAGCGTCACGCCATGTAATTCCATGTAATTCCGAGGGGCAGCATGAGGCACACCGAGATCACCATCACCTTCGGCGCCCCGGACACACCCGAGCCCACGCGCTGGTCCATGGCTCGCCTGATCCTCGCCAGCGTCTTCGCCCTCGCCAGCCTCGCCGTGCTGTGCACCCCACCCGCCAAGGCCGAGTACGTCGGTCGCTGGTTCCTCAGCCTCGGCATCACCCTCGGCAGCACGCTCGCGCTCATCGCCTTCGACGCTTGGCGTGCACGACGTCGACGTGCTGGGCATCGCTGGTTCTGATGCCTGGCCAGTGGCAAGGCTCGACACGGGCAGCACGCTTGCCCTCGAACTGGGCCGACGAGATCGTGCCCTACATCCTCGACCGCGACCAACGCATCTGCCACGTCTGCGGGCAACCCGGAGCGACGCAGGTCGACCACATCGAGGCCGGCGACGACCACCGGCCCGAGAACCTCGGCGCCATCCACGACGAGCCTTGCCACCGGCGGAAGTCGTCCGCCGAAGGCAACGCGGCACGGTGGAAGTTCACCGAGAAGCGGCCCAAGCAGACACACCCAGGCTTGACCTGATCGTGACTGGCAACCCTTGACGCACAGGGGGTGGGCACCCACTCCCCCAGCGGCGGTCACACCCCTCCCGGGAGGTGCTGGTCGGCTCGGTGCGCGTGACTCTGGGGACTTTGTTGATCTTGACGTTCGAGGACCTCGGGAGGTGAGCGCTAGTGGCTGGTCGTGGGTTCGCGCCGAAGGCGGAGCGCTCGCGTCAGCGGGATTCGAGGCGGCGCGCGGCGGAGCAGACGCACGTCACGAACGACAAGCGGCTCCGCGGCCCGGCGCTCCCCAGCTCGGGCGCGGTGGACGAGTGGCACGAGCGGACGCTGGCGTGGTGGGAGGCGTGGCGGCGTTCTCCGCAGGCGCAGGTCATGGTGACGACCGACTGGGAGTTCCTGCTCGACACGGCGCTGCTGCACCACACGATGTGGACGGACGGCAAGACCGAGCTCGCGGCGGAGCTGCGGCTGCGGGTCGCGAAGTTCGGTGCGACGCTCGAGGACCGACTGCGGCTGAAGCTGACCATCGACGAGCCGGAGAAGCCCGCCCCGAAGGCGAGCTCCGCGGCGGGGTCGAAGGTGACGTCGATCGAGGATCGGCGTAATCGCCTGACGAGCTGACCATGCCGCGCACGCTGGTGCGGGCGCCGGTCCACGACCGGAAGCGGTCGCTGGGCTGGCTGGCAACCGCGTGGATGGAGTTTTTCGTCGTCCACGGCCCGGGCGACGTTCAGGGCCAGCCAATCGTTCACGGCGACGAGTACACCGGCTTCATCGTCGACGCCTACGGGCTCGGTGAGCGTGGACGGCGGCTGTACGACTCGGCGTTCCTGTCGCGGCCGAAGGGCTGCAACAAGTCCGGGCTGGGTGCCGAGTTCGCGTTGTTCGAGGCGTTGGGGCCGTGCCGCTTCGACGGGTTCGCCGAGGGCGGCGAGGTCTACGAGGACCCGTGGGGGCTCGGGTTCGAGTACACCTACGCGCCGGGCGAGCCGATGGGCCGGCACGTGCAGACGCCGTTCATCCGGGTGATGGCCACCGAGGAAGACCAGGCCGGGAACGTCTACGACACGATCTACCTGAACCTGACGGACGACGACGCGTTGCTGTCGCACGTGCCGGGGCTGAGCGCGTTCGAGGCGCGGGTGCTGCTGCCGGGCGGCGGGGAGATCGTGCCGTCGACGACCGCGTCGGCGTCGAAGGACGGCGGCAAAGAGACCTTCGTGGTTTTCGACGAGACGCACCTGTACACCACTTCGAAGCTGAAGTTGATGTACAACACGGTCACCCGGAACCTGCGGAAGCGGAAGAAGATCGCCGAGACGTGGTTCTTGGAGACCACGACGATGTTCGCGCAGGGCGAGCAGTCGGTGGCCGAGGAGACCTACGACTACGCGGCGAAGCTCGAGGAGCGCAACACCGACGGGTCGCCGAAGTACAAGCGGCTGCGGAACCGGCTGCTGTACGACCACCGGTGGGGCGAGTGCGAGGACCTGTCGCGCGAGGACCAGCTGCGCGCGGCGATCCTCGAGGCGTTCGGCGAGGCGATCGAGTGGAACGACATCGAGGGCATCCTCGACGAGTTCTACGACCCGCGGAAGGACCCCGACGATTCCCGCCGGTACTTCCTGAACGCGCGGACGTCGGCGGCGAACGCGTGGATGGACGCGGCGGCGTGGGGCGCCCGGGCTGACGCCTCGGTGGTCGTGGCCGCGGGCGAGCGGGTGACGCTCGGGTTTGACGGCTCGAGGAACGACGACTCGACGGCGCTCGTGGGCTGCCGGGTCAGCGACGGGCACCTTTTCTTGCTCGGGTGCTGGCAGAAGCCGCCGGGGCCGGAGGGCAAGGACTGGCAGGTCGACCGGATGGCGGTGAAGGCCGCGGTCGCGGAGGCGATGGAGTCCTATGAGGTGGTCGGGTTCTACTGCGACCCGGCACACTGGCAGGACACGATCGACACCTGGACAACGGCGTACGGCGCACGGATGCGAGTGAAGGCGACGAAGCCGAATCCGTTGGAGTGGTGGACGAACCGGCCGACGGCGATCGTCGCGGCGTTGAAGCGGCTCCATGACGCGGTCATGGCGGCCGAGGTCACACACGATGGCAGCAAGGTGTTGACACAGCATGTGCTGAACGCGCGCCGGAAGACCGACGGCCGGGCGGGGATCGAGATCCGCAAGGAGTACCCGAAGTCGCCGCGGAAGATCGACGCGGCGATGGCGGCGACGTTGGCGTACGAGTGCCGCGGGGACGCGGTGAAGCTCGGGTTGGCGAAGCCGCGGCGGAAGCGGACCGCGCAGGGGTTCTGAGCACCAGTCAGCCAGTGTGGTCCTGGGCGAGCGGATCCCGGGCGCTGGATCGGAAGTCGACGTTGACCGGCAGCGAGACGACGACGCCGTGGAACCTCTCGGCAAGCTCGCGAGCGACCTCGAAGTTGTCGTAGAACCCGGCGACGTGCCGACCGAGCACCAGCGGGCCGAAGGTGGACTGCTCGTCGACGAGCACCAGGTGGATCTCGTTCGGTTCGGTCATGCCGCCATTCTGCCTGCTGATCGGAGGTGCGTGCCCGTGGCCGAGGCCTCCGACCTGGAGCCGTACGAGTGGCTGGGCTTGCTGGGCCGGAAGCTGAAGGACCGGCGGCCGCAGGTCGACTACTGGCGCCGCTACTACGAGGGCGACCAGGACCTGCCAGCCGGGCCGTCGCAACACAAGGAGGCGTACCGGCGGTTCCAGACGAAGGCCCGCACGAACCTGTGCCTGCTGTGCGCGGAAAGCCGGGTCCACCGAACGAAGATCATCGGGTTCCGAGATCCGTTGTGGACGGAACGCGGCCTGGACCCGGTGTGGCAACTGTGGCAGAAGCTGAAGCTCGACGCCCGCCAGTACGGGCTTTGGCGCAAAACGTACTCGCGGTCGACGTCCTACGCCATCCTCGGCGTCGACCCGCGAAACCCGTCGATGCCGCGGGTGACGATCGAGGGCCCGGAGACGGTGATCGTCGAGACGGATCCTGGCGACCGGTCGCAGGTGCTGGCGGCGCTGCGGCTGTGGCACCACCCAATCGCGCGCCGCTGGTACGCGACGCTTTATCTGCCGGCGGCGCCCGGCGAGAAGAACGGCAAGCGGTACCGCTGGCAGTCGAAGAACCCGACCCGCTCGGGTGTGTCGACGGCGTTGTCGTTCAAGCCGGGCGCGTGGGAGGCGCGCGATCCGGAGCCGGCTCGGTCGACGCCGTACGTGCCGGTGTACGAGTTCCCGAACGGGGACGAGGGTGAGGACCCGGTCGCGGCGTTTGACGTCGCGATGGACGTGCAGGATCGGCTGAACCTGACGGTGCTGAACCGGCTCACATCGGAGCGGTACGCGGCGTTCCGGCAGACCGGGCTGACGAACTACACGCCGGAGGAGGACCCGGCGACAGGCCTGCCGATGGCGCCGTTCAACCCGGGCGCCGACCACATCTGGACGGTGCCGCCGCCGGAAAACCCGAACGATCCGGAACCGCGGTTCTTCTCGCTGCCGCAGACGGACACGTCGGGGATCTTGCGTGGCTGCGAGGCGGACATGCGGGCGTTCGCGATGACCACCTTGACGCCGGTGTACTACCTGCCCGGCGACATGATCAATATCGGTGCGGATGCTGTGCAGGCGCTCGACGCCGGCCACGTGCAGGACATCAAGCAGAAGCAGGCCCAATGGTCCGAGACGGGCGAGGCGCTGCTGCAGGGCATCGCCGACATTGCCGGCCTCGAGAGGAACCTGTCGCAGTCGGAGCTGGTTTGGGAGCGGCCGGAGAACTTCAACCCGGCGCAGGTCGCGGACTACATCTCGAAGCAGGTCGGGGCTGGGATTCCGCTGCCGATGGTGGTCGAGGAGGTCGGCTGGTCGCCGCAGCGGGTCACGCAGCTGCGCACGGAGCTGGCGCAGCAGGCGATGCAGCAGGCGCTGCTGAATGACCAGGGCACTCCCCCGGCGCCCGGTGGGCGTAGCGGCGCGCCGGCAGGCCGGAACGGGCAGCCCGCGCGACCGCCCGCGGGTGACGCGGCGACGTCGTGACGCCTGAGCAGTTCACCGCGGCGCGGCGGCGGCTGTCGGGGATGCTCAGCCGGACCCTGGTGCGGCTGTTCACGCAGCCGCGGTCGTGGCGGGACACCGACCGGGACGTGTTCCTGCACCAGGCGGTGCCGCTGGTCGAGGGCGCGCAGCGGCAGCTCGGCGCGATGACGGCGCTGTATGTCGCTCAGCAGGCGTCGGCCGCGGCCGGGCGCGCCCTCGCACCGGCGGGGATCCCGGACCGGGCCGCGGTGAACCTGCGGCGCGGGGTAAACACGGATGAGGTTTACGGGCGGCCGTTCGTCGAGATCTACACGGCGCTGTCGAAGGGCGAGCCGCTTACCGAGGCGGTCGAGCTCGGCCAAGTGCGGCTGCGCGAGATCACGGAACTGGACCTGCAGGCCACGTACGCGGCGGCGTCGCGGGAGGCGATGGAGCAGCTGCCGCCTGACGCGACGCCGCGGTTCTGGCGCCGGCAGTTGGTCGGGTCGAAGAACTGCGCGCTGTGTGTGCTCGCGTCGACGCAGCGGTACCACGTGGCGGCGCTGAACCCGATCCACGGGAACTGCGACTGCCGTGTCGAGCCATTTTGGGGCACAGCTGATCCCGGCCAGGTCATCGATGAGGACCTGCTTGAGCGCGTGCACGGCGCGGTGCAGGACCTGATGGGCACGACGGACCGCGGTGGCAGGGAGCCGGATTACCGCAAGATCGTCCTGCAGATGACGCAGGAGCACGGCGAGCTCGGGCCGATGCTCGCGCGGCCGCTGGACCACTTCACTACCGAGGGCGACCTCTGAGGACTTCCCCGCCGCTGGCGGGAAGGCGCTACGTCCGCGCTCAAGGACGGTCATGCCGACGGGCTTACGGAGCAACACGATGACCGACACCACCACCTCGACCGGCGGCGACGCCGGCCAGGGCAAGAACAACGACGGCGCCGGCCAGCAGGGCGGCGACGGCAAGACCATCACCTCGTCCGGAACCGGCTCGGGTTCGGACAGCGGCACGTCGAGCACGACGAGCCAGCAGGGGAAGTCCGAGCCGACGTTCACGCAGGCCGACGTCAACCGTCTGATCGAAGACCGGCTCGCGCGGGAGCGGAAGAAGTACGCCGACTACGACGACCTCAAGTCGCAGGTGGACGCCTCGAAACCGCTCAGCGAACAGGTGTCGAAGCTGCAGAAGGACCTCGCTGCGCGCGACGCCAGGGACGTCGAGCGGAACGGGAAGCTCGCGATGTCGACCGTGCACGCGCTGCTCGCCGAGCAGGGCATCCGCAAGGACGACGTCAAGGACGTCCTGGAGCCGTTCGACCCGAAGACGTTGCTCAAGGACGGCGAGCCGGACGACGAGGCAATCGCGCGGTTCGCACGTGGGCTCGCGCGGGTGGCCGGCCGTGTCACCGCAGATCCCGACCAGGGCCAGAACGGCACCGGCAGCTCGCCGCAGACCATGGGCGACTTCATGCGCCAGATGGCGCGCAACCGCAGGTAACGACCCGCACAGCGGCACGGCCGGACCGCTGCGCTCACACCATGGAGGAAGACCGTGCCGTACAACAGTGCAACCACGCGCGCCGACACTCAGGCCCTGATGCCCGAAGAGGTGTCGAAGTCCATGCTGGGCAAGCTGACCGAGGAGTCGGCGGCCCTGCAGATGTTTCGACGCATCCCCGTCGCCCGCAGCGCACTCCGGTTCCCCATCATCACGGCGCTCCCGACCGCGTACTGGGTCTCGGGCGACACGGGACTGAAGCAGACCACCAAGATGGCGTGGGACAACAAGTTCCTGCAGATCGAGGAGATCGCGACGATCCTGCCCGTGCCGGAGAACGTCGCTGACGACATCGAAGGCGACATCTGGGACGAAGCCGAGCCGCTGATCCGCGAGGCGATCGGCCGCACGCTCGACACCGCCGTGTTCTTCGGGATCAACGCGCCCGCCAGCTTCCCGAAGAACATCCTGCAGGCCGCGACCGACGCCGGAAACGTCGTCACCGAGGGCACCGCGAACGCAGCCGCGGGCGGCTACCTCGGCGACGTCGACAACCTGATCGGCGCGGTCGAAGACGACGGGTTCGACGTCACCGGGTTCGTGGCCGCCCGCTCGGCGCGACGTAAGTTCCGGGCCGCGCGGGACACGCAGGGCCGCAAGACGGACCCGGGGCGGCTCGCCGCGGACCTGTCCACCCTCGACGGCGAGACGATCGCCTACCCGATGCGGGGCCTGTGGTCCACGACCGGCGGCGCCGGCACAAACGTGCGGCTGTTCGCGGGCCAGTGGGACCAGTTCGTCGTCGGCGTCCGGCAGGACATCACGATGAAGCTGCTCACCGAGTCGGTGATCCAGGACAACACCGGCGCGATCGTCTACAACCTGTCGCAGCAGGACATGATCGCCTACCGGCTGAAGTTCCGGGTCGGCTGGCAGGTCGCGAACACGATCAACAACGACAACCCCGACGGCGCGACCCGTTACCCGGTCGCCGCGATGAAGTACTGAGAGGCGATCATGACTGCTCCGCTCCAGCGCGTCCACGAGCAGGACGTGCCCGCCGTCTCCACCGCCGGCAACGACGAGGACACCATCGTCACGCAGGCCCCGTACGCCGGGACGGTCACCGCGGTCGAGTACATCCCCGAGGCCACGATCACCGGTGCGGCGACGAACAACCGCACGGTGTCGCTGGTGAACAAGGGTCAGGACGGCTCCGGCAGCACGACGGTGGCGTCGCAGACGTTCGGCAACGGCGTCAACGCGACGGCGAACAACGAGAACGCGGTCCCCTTGTCCGGGACGCCCGCGAACCTCGTCGTCGCGGCCGGCGACACGCTGCAGTGGCGGTCGGTGCACGTCGGCACCGGCATCACCGACCCGGGCGGCCTCGTCCGAGTCACCATCTCGCGTTCCTGAAGGGACTGATCAGCATGGCCGAAGTGCCGGAGAACGACTACCGCACGACGGGTGTGAGCCCGCAGCCGTTCGTGCACCCGCTCGAAGCGCAGGAGCACGGCTACTCCGGCCGGCTGCCGCACGACGAGGACCCGGAGGCGCACACGGTCGCCGGGGTGACCGGCGGCACCGCGAACGTCGCGGACAAACCGTCGAGCGCGACCAAGCGCACGCCGGCGAAGCCCGCGACGAAGTCCTCGGACTGATCCGGAGGCTCGTGGTGGCACCGTGGGCGACCGCACTGGACGTGCAGGCCCGGTACGAGCAGGACATCCCGGAGAACCTGGCCAGTCGGCTCGGCACGAAGCTCGACGACGCTCAGACGATCATCGAGAACAAGCTCGGGGACATCCAGGCCGCGATCGACGCCAACCGCACGTCGGCAAAGAACGTGAAGCTGGTGCTCTGCGACATGGTGATCCGGTGGCTGAGGAACCCGGGCGCGATGGCGGCGGAGAACGTGGGGCCGTTCGGGTACCGCCGCGACCCGAGCATCCGGTCGGGGAAGCTGTACCTGACCGCTGAGGATCGACAGATGCTCGGGTTGCAGGCGAGCGCGACCACGCTGCCGATGGCCGACGATGCGCTGGAGCATCCGATGCGGCGGCCCGGTCTACGCGAGTGGTGGGTGGGGAACCGTCCTCCGCCTGGCTATGACCCGGACTGGGACTGCTGATGTCGCCGTTCGGGATCACCGTCGAGGTCCTCGGCGGCGAGCGGGACCTCGACGGGGATCTGCAGGACGAGCAAGTTGTCGGCACCATCGCCGGAGCCGCGTTCGCGCCGGGCACATCGACCGAGGACAACGACCGCAAGGCGCAGGTCGTCACCACCGGCACCTTGTACGTGCCGGCCGGGTCGTTTCCTGTGACTGCTCAGCACCGGATCCGCTTCCCGGGCGGTGTGTTGTGGACGGTCGACGGAGCACCGGGCGCTTGGAACAGCCCGCTCACGGGCTGGGCCGCCGGCGGCGAGATCCGCCTTCGACGTGTCACGGGATGAGGTGACCGCCATGGAGTATCAGCCGGATTTCCGGGGTATGGCCGAGTTTCTGCGCGGCCCGGACGCGGCGCGAGTGACGGCGCTCGCAGCCGGCGCCGGGCTGGCCAGGATGCGAGGCCTCGTCGGGCACGATTCCGGCGAGACCGCGCGTTCGGGGCGGCTGCTGCACGGCACAGGGGGCCGTCGCAGCGACCGCGTCCGGACGACGATCGCGTTCGACGGTGCCATGGTGCCCCAGCAGTTCGGCAACCAGCGCACCCGCGCGACCCGACCGATGACGCGGGCGTGGGAGCAGATCTGATGAACTTCATCGACGTCGAGAAGGCACTCGGCGAGCTCCTCGCCGACCTCGGCGAAGTCGGCACCGCGGTTCCGGCGGATATCCCGGACCCGTACATCTGCGTGCAGCGGGTACCGGGCGGCGGCTCGAACAGTCAAGGCTGGCAGGACATCGCGCTCGTCGAAGTCCAAACTTGGGCCAAGACACGGCCCGAGTCGATGGCGTTGAACAACACGATCCGCGCACGCCTCGCCGGGCGCCGCGGCGTCGAAACCACCCTCGGGTTCATCGACCGCATCGTGGAAGCCGGTCCCCCGACCCAGCTTCCGTACGCGGACGAGGAGATGCGCTGGGTGCCCTCGACCTGGCGAATCACCTCCCGCACCCAGTAACCCTCGAACCCAGGCGCTTTCCTCTGCCGGCCGCTGGTCGGTGCGTTCACCTGCCCAGAAAGGACCGGAAGCCATGGTGGCTGCCAGTTTCGACACCGTTGCCGACCAGAAGCCCGGCAACATCCGCAAGCCGCTCGCTGGGACCGTGCTGCTCGGCAAGTTCGCCGCCGCGGACCCCATCACGACGCTGGTCGCACCGTCCGGCCAGATCCTCGTGCCCGAGGACCACGAGTCGTGCGGGTGGATCTCCGAGGACGGCCTGACGTTCTCCAAGAGCCGCGAGATGTCCGAGGTTCGCGGTTGGGGCTCGGGCACGGTGCTGCGCCGCGACATCCGCAGCGAGGACAACACGATGCAGTTCGCGGCTCTGGAGGACAAGCGCCTCACGCACGAGCTGCGGTCGAGCCGGGACCTGTCCGGCGCAGCCGGGGAGATGTCTGCGGACGGCGAGTGGAAGTACGACATGGTCGCGCGGCCGGACGTGATGTGGTGGCGCGCGGTCGCGCTGGGCAAGGACGGCTCCGGCGCGGAAACCTTCTACATGGCCAAGGTCTTCCACAAGATGATGGTCACCGACATGGACGACGAGGCGTGGTCGGACGGGGACGACCCGCTGAAGTTCGGCGTCACCATGGGCGCCGTCCCGGACGACGTGCTGGGCACGCTCGGTACCGAGTTCATTTTCGGCCCGGGTGCGCTGGCGGCGGCTGTGGCCATGGGCCTGACGGTCGCGGTCGGCCCCTGATCGTGAGCGGGCGGCAGGTCACGTCTGGGTGCTTGCCGCCCGTTCACCTTCACCTCACCCAGACGCCGTCACACCTCCAGGGAGTTCGTCATGCCCGATGTCCGTTTGAAGGCCCCGAACAGCGATTTCGTCGCGGTGACTGGATCGCCGATGGAGGCCGCGCAGCTTCGCGCCCGTGGCTACACCGACGTCGCCGACGAGCCGACCAGCGAGACTCCACAGTCGAGCGTGAACGCGCCCGGTGCGCCGAGCGGCGACGCCGGCGCGACCGCCGGCGGCACGAGCACGCCCACAGGCGCCGAAGGCAGCGCCGGCGACGCCAGTGAATCCGCCACCGGCGACGCTCCGACCACCAGCAGTAAGCCCGCCAGCGGCAAGGCCGGCGGCGCCCGCCGCTGACCCACCGATCCGCCGTCCAACCCAGACACCCAGGAGACCCGATGCGCCGGTCCTCGCGCCACTACAAGAGGGAAGCCACCCGCGAGCCGTTCGAGCTCGAGCTCGACGACCCGATCGAAGGCGGCCCGACCTTCGTCACGTTCCTCGACCCGAACCGACTGAAGTCCGAGTCGGCGTTCGACATCGCCCGTATGAACGACGCCGAGCTGAGCATCCGCTCCCTGCTCTCCGAAGAGGACTACCCGGCGTTCTGGGCCGAGTGGCGCGAAAAGCCCATCGAAGAACTCAACGACCTGCTCGAAGACGTCCAGAAGCACTACGGGTCCGACCCAAAAAAGCTGCCGAGGTAGCCGACGTCCTCGACCGCTACGGCGACGCAGTCGAACTCGACCTCGCGTTCAACACCTCCTACCGACTCCGGGACTTCTTCGACGGCACCGAAGTTCCCAACACGCTCGCCAACCTCGTCGGGGCCTTCTCCCGCATCGAAACATCGTTCCTGGCCGAAGCGATCGCGCTCGACATCGAGCTGTACGAGGCCACAAAGGACCGCAAGGGCCAACGTCGCACGTCGCCGTCGCTGATCGGCGAAACCCGCACGGTGTCCATCCTCAAGGGCATCCACGAGGAACTGCAGAAGATCGCGTTCTACGGCACGCAGCGGAAGGGCAAGCCGAAGGTCGTGCGGCTGCCGCGACCGAAGACCGCCGCTGACATCGCTGCCCGCCGCCGGGCCTACGAGACCCACCTGGAGATCGAGGCCGCGATCACGTACGTGTCGCGCGACGAATTCAACCGAGCGGTCGCCGAGCACGGGAGGTGATCCGCCGTGGCTGGTTCCTACCATGCTGGCACCGCCCTGCTGGACGTCCTACCGTCGCTGAAGAACTTCCACTCGAAGATCCGGTCCGAGTTGAAGTCCGTCAACCCGACAATGCCGGTCGCGGTGACGCCGAACATGAAGGGGTTCCAGCAGAAGCTCCGCGCCGGCGTCGGCAAGGCACCGACCGTGCAGGTGAAGATCGAGGCCAACAAGGCGGCGCTGGCGAAAGCCGAAGCCGCAGTGACGGCGTCGGAGAAGCGGATGCAGGCCGCGCGCGACGCGTCAAAGGACGCCGTCGCGCGGGTCGACATTGCGGAGAAGCAGCTGTCGGAGACCCGCGCGAAGTCGTCGGCGAAGGCCAGCCAGATCGCGGCGGCCGAGCTGAAGCTGGCCCAAGCCAAGCGAGCGTCCGCGGCGGCGTCGAACGACGCCCGCAGCGCCGACGCTGCCCTGGCCGGGGCTCGCGCGTCCGTGCGGGACGCGCAGATCAAGCTCCGCACCGACGTCGACACGACCGGCATGGCGGCGAAGCTACAGGCGTTCGCGTCGCGGGCCGGCCGCCAGTACGCGATCAACCTCGGCGTCGACGCCGACACCACCGCTGCGCGGGCGTCGCTCGAGGCGTTCGCGCTCACCGCGAAGCGCGCGGCATCGGTGACGGGAAACGTCGACATCGACACTGGCGTGGCCCTCACGAAGCTGGCGGTGCTGTCCGGCGCTGGCGCCGCAGTCGGGTTCGCGATCGGTGGCGGCATCGGGGTGGCCGGTGCCGCCATCGCGGGAATTCCGACGCTCGTCGCGGCCGCGCTCGGCCCGATCGCGGCGCTCACGGCCGGACTGCAGGGCGTCGGGGACGCGCTGACGGCGTTCTCCGACTTTCAGGATCAGGCCGCGACGAGCGCGACCGCGAACGCGAAGGCCCAGACGTCGGCTGCCCGGCAAATCGCCTCGGCCCAGCAGCAGCTGCAGCAGGCCATAGTCGCGCGCGGCCGCGCCCAGCAGGACGCCGAGTGGGCCGCCGCGGCATCGACTCGGCAGGTCGAGGACGCCGAGCGGTCGTTGATACGGGCGCAGCAGCAGCGGCTGAAGGCTCAGCAGGACCTTACGGCCGCGGTCGAAGCGGCCCGCCGGGCGCAGCAGGACCTGGCGTTCCAGGTCGAGGGCGGCGTGCTCGCCGAGCAACAGGCCGTGCTTGACCTCTCGGACGCACAGCGGCAGCTGGCGACCGCGCGGGACCAGGGTGTCGACGGCGAGGCGCTCGAGCGGTTGACGCTGGCGTACCAGGAACAGGAACTGTCGCTGCGGCAGATCCGCGCCCAGAACAAGAACCTCACCGCTGACAAGGCCGCATCGGACCAGGCCGGCATCCAGGGGTCGGCGCAGGTGGTCGCCGCGCAGGACCAGGTCGCGGCTTCGAACGAGCAGGTCGCCGCCGCGGCCCGGGACGTGCAGGACGCGCAGACCGCGGCCGCGCAGCAGCAGATCCAGTCGCAGCGCGCGATCTCCGACGCACAGCAGTCGGTGTTGCAGGCGCAGTTGCAGCTGAACCAGGCCTACCAGGACTCCGGCACCGTCGGTTCGGCGGCTGCGGACAAGGTCTCGGCGGCGATGGCGAAGCTCACGCCGGAGGCGCAGGCATTCGTCCTCGCGGTCCAGGCGCTGAAGCCCGCGTTCGCCGAGGTGACTGGGCAGGTGCAGTCCGCCCTGTTCGCTGGGATGGGCCCGGCCTTCACGCAGTTCGCGAACGCGGTGCTGCCGTCGGTGGCGATGAACCTGTCGGCCGTGGCGGGGGCGATCAACCAGGTCACGCAGCGGCTGTTCGTGTTCCTCGCGTCGGGGCCGGTGCTGGCGCAGATGCAGGCGCTGTTCGCTGCGATCGCGGCCGCGATCATTCAGGCCCAGCCCGCGATTCAGGTGTTCATCCAGCTGTTCCTGCAACTCGCGGCGGCGGCGATCCCCGCGATCTCGCAGCTGGTGACGGCGCTGGCGACCGTGGCGGCCGCGATCATGGCCGCGCTGCAGCCGCTGATCGACTCGGGTGCGTTCGCGGCGGCGTTCGGGCAGATCGCGCAGCTGATCACCGCGCTCGGCCCGCCGATCGGGATCGTCCTGTCCTTCGCGATCCAGCTGATGAACGCGCTCGGCCCCTCGCTGGTCGCGGTGGTGACGTCGTTGACGCCCGTGCTGCAGGTGCTGTCGGACACGCTGCTGATGATGGCGCCGTTCGTCGGGATGATCGCGCAGATGCTGGCGTCGGCGCTGCTGCCGGTGTTCCAGGCTTTGCAGCCGGTGATCGCCGCATTGTTGCCGGTGCTGACGCAGCTGATCGGGTCGGCGCTGGCGATCGCGGTGCCGATCATCCAGCAGCTCGCGACGGTGGCGCAGGCGCTTGTGCCGGTCCTCTCGATGGTCGGCGGCATGTTCGTGCAGATCTGGGGCGCGGTGATGCCGCTGATCCAGGCCTTGGCCGGCGGGCTCGTCGGCGTGCTCACGGCGCTGACGCCGGTGTTCAACCAGATCATGCAGGCCGTGGTGCCGCTGGTCGCGCAGCTCGCCCAGCAACTCGCGCCGATTCTCGGCCAGGTCGCGATGGTGATCGCGCAGGTTCTGACTACGGCGCTCACGACCCTGACCCCGTTCCTGTCGACCCTGGTGCAGATCATCGCGCAGGTCATCACCACGGTGGCGCCGTTCATCCCGATCGTCCTGCAGGTCGCAGGCGCCTTGCTGAATGCGCTGCTGCCGGTGCTCCCCACCGTCGCGGACCTGCTCCTCACCCTGCTCGACGCGGTACTGCCGATCTTGCCGCCCCTGCTCACGCTCGCGACCACGATCATCCCGTTGATCACGGACGTGATCAGCACCTTGATGCCGATCATCACGACGCTCGCGCAGATCCTGGTCGGCGTACTCGCCGTGAGCCTCCAGACCGTCGTTGTCCCGATCCTCACCCTCCTGATCAACATCGTGACCGCGGTCATCGACGTGATCAAGCTCCTCTGGGACGCCGCCGTGAAGCCCGTGTTCGACGCCATCAGCTCGGCGATCCAGTGGGCGTGGCAGAAGGTCATCCAGCCGACGTTCGCCAGCATCGGCGAAGCAACCGAACGCGTGTCCGACTTCTTCACCAGGATGGGCGACAAGATCGGCGGGATCTGGGACGGCATCAAGAAGATCGTCCACGGCGGCATCCAAGGCATCGTCGACATCGTCTACAACAACGGCATCCGCGCCCTCGCCAACGCCGTGATCAAGTACATCCCCGGTGTCGACTACTTGCCCGAACTGAAGGTCCCGGACTTCGCCACCGGCGGCCGGGTCTCAGGCCCCGGCAGCGGCCGAAGCGACGACATCCCCGCGATGCTGTCCAACGGCGAGTTCGTCGTGACCGCCCTCGCGACCTCCAAGTACCTGCCGCTGCTTGAGGCGATGAACGCGAACCGGTTCGCGGACGGCGGCCTCGCAGCGGCGGTGCCGGCTTCTGCCCCGGCGGCGGCTGCCGGCGCGATCGCGGCGAGCCTCGTGGTCGATCCGGCTGTGTTCGCCGCGCTCGGCAAGGCAGCTGCTGAGGTGCGGGACACGCTCGAGGCCCTGGCGGCGTCGATCACAGCCGTGGAGAACCCCGCGCTCGCAGCGATGGGCGCGGCCACCGTGATGCTCGCGGCCACGACCGTGACGCAGGTCGACGTCATGGCCGGCCGATGGACGCTATTCCAGCAGCAGCACGCGGCCGTGTGGGCCGCGCTCACCGCCTCGGTCGCCGCGTCCACGGCGTCGCAAGGCAGCTACTTCGCGACGCTGGCGAACGGCATGGCGAACCTGCGAACGGCGATGACCCTTACCGCCGACTGGGCCACCAGCCAATACGCGCGGATGCGTGGTGCGGCCGCGGACCCGGTCCGCTGGGTCCTGGCGAATCCGTTCAACGCCGGCCTGATCGCCGCGTGGAACCGCTTGAACGGCGACTTCAACCTCGGCAAGGCGATCGCGCCGGTCGCGATCCCGTTCGCGGTCGGCGGCCGCGTGTCCGGCGCCGGCACAGGGACATCGGATTCGATCCCGGCTCTGCTGTCGAACGGCGAGTTTGTGGTGCGCGAGGCGATCGCCCGCCAGGCGATGCCGTTCCTGCAGGCCCTCAACGCCGGGCAGGCCGAGGCGCTGCAGGCGACCGGGGCGCGGCGGTACGCGTCCGGCGGCATCGTCGCGGACACCGGGTCGCAGCTGAACGCGGCGGTGACCCGGGCATCGGTGTTCGCGATGCAGCAGGACGGCAAGCCTTACGTGTGGGGCGGTGTTGGCCCTGGCGGATTCGACTGCTCCGGCCTGATGTCGGCGATCACGAACACGCTGCGCGGCGAGAGCAACCCGTACCGGCGGGTCGGCACCGCGGCATCGGCGCCGTGGCCCGGATTCGTGACCGGCCTCTCGACCGGGTTCGCGATGGGCTCGAGCAGCGGGCACACGGCCGGGACGCTCGGCGGGGTCAACGTCGAGGCGACCGGCACCCACGTCCGCTACGGCAAGGACGCGCACGGCGCCGACGACAGGCAGTTCCCGACGCGGTCGTCGCTGCCGCTGGCCGGCGGGACGTTCGTGCCGGGCGGCGGCGGAGCTCTCGATCTGTCGCAGATCATCGGGTCGGCGTTCGCCGACACCTACCGGATGATCGGCCAGATCGCGACGCTGTACGCCGCGAACATGATGGCCGACCAGGCTGGCGGAGTCGCGACGGCGGCGACGGACGCTGTGAAGGGCGCTGCCCTGTCGAAGATTTCTGCGCTGGCGGCGGTGTCGTCGGTTGCTGGGTCGCCAGAGGTGGTCGCGGCGGTCCGCGCGGTCGCCGCGACGTTCGGATGGGGATCCGGGCCCGAGTGGGATGCGCTGTCGTCGTTGATCTCCGGCGAGTCGTCGTGGAACCCCGCGATCAAGAACCCGTCCACCAGCGCGACCGGCCTGTTCCAGAAGATGACCTCGATCCACGGCCCGATCGAGCCGACCGTCGGTGGCCAGGCGCAGTGGGGCCTGAACTACATCCGCTCCCGGTACGGCGATCCGATCAGCGCCTACCGGGCGTGGCTGTCCCGGTCTCCGCACTGGTACCACGTCGGCGGCATCGCGCCGGGCAGTGGCGATGTCCCTGCGGTGCTACAGGGCGGCGAGCGTGTCCTGACGGTGCAGCAGACCCGCGCGTTCGACCGGCTGGTGGCGTCGATCGGAGCGAACGGTGTCGAACGTGCAACCACGACAACCGAGCAGCGCAGCGGGGACACCTACAACATCTACCCCCGGGAGAACCAGGACGAGGCCGCGATCGGAGCGGAAGTCAGCCGCCGGCAGGCCTTCAAAGCCCGGATCGCCTGAACCGTGGAGGTGTGCTGAATGCCGCCGGTGCACGCGCCTCCCGTGTGGACGATCGATGGATTCACTCTCAACGGTGAACCCGACGTCGATGGCATTACCTGGATCGGCGATGAGGACAGCGAACCGCTCTCTGCGGCCGCGCCGACCTCGACGTTCGCGCCGAAGTACCAGCGGCACGGGTCGTTCTGGCTGCCGGGGTTCGTCGAGCGCGGCAAAGCGTCCTTCACGATCCGCGGCTACGCGCGCCGCGACGACTGGGCGGCCCTACGTCGCGCGCAACTGCGGCTGCTGGCGATCTGCCAAGACCAGACGAAGCTGTACCCGCTGGTGTTCAAGTCGGAGGTCGGGAACCTCGTCCAGTACGTCACCCGCGAAGACGACATCCTGATCAAGGATGTCGCCGCCGAGGTTCCCGCGTTCATGGCCAGCGTCGGCTTCACTGCCCCTGACCCGCGGCGCTACGACGAAAACTGGACCACGCTGACCACCGGCGTGCCGCAGGGCTCGATCACCGGCCTCGACTTCTCCGCTGGGTCCGGCGCCGGACTCGACTTCGACGCTGGGTCCGGCGCCGGCCTGGACTTCGGGCCCGCCGGTACCGCGGGAACGATCGTGCTCGACAACACCCGCGGGCTCGCGCCGACCGCCCCCATCCTCACCCTCACCGGGCCGCTCACCACACCGGTACTGACCGTCGCCGGTGGCAGCATCAAGTACAACGCCACTTTGGCCGTCGGCGACTACGTGGTGATCAGCCCCGAAGACCCCAGTGTCCTTTTCGGAGCGGCCGCAACACCACGCGGCCACCTGGCGAACCCGGCGAACTGGGACGCCTTCACCGTCCCGCCTGGCGGCAGTCTCTCGATCGGCTTGTCGCACTCAGGGCCATCCACCGATCTCGGCACGCTGACCGCGCGGTTCCGCGCGGCTTACTGGTAAAGGGGGGCGAATGGCAGCGATCGGCACGACGGTTCCGAGCACGCTGGACCCGGCTTTTGTGCAGCTGAAGATCGGCGAGGCTGACCTCCGCTACGCCCTCGCGGGGTACGCCCAGCCAGCTCCAGGCTCCGTGATGTCCTTCAAGTCCGGCGTGTTCGCGGGCGGCTCGGTTGCCGGCACCACTCTCGGCGACGCTGACCACAGCGGCATGCGGGTCACACTCGGCGCCACCGGCGCTAACCCGACCGTGCTCGTCAACATCGGCAACTGCCTCATCGACACCCCCGGGCAGGGCCCCTATCTCTGCGGCGTCGACTCGCAGAAAACGATCGCTCTCGCGAACCCCAGCGCCACCCAACGTCGCCTCGACCTGATCGTCGCCCGCGTCTATGACGACCGCAACACCGCCATTGCTTCCCCCGCCAACGATCGCCGCTTCGTCATCCAGGCCGTCACGGGCGACAACACTCCTGGCACACCGGTCCTGCCGACTTCGACCCTGCCACCGAACGGCTGGATCCCGCTCGCCAGCGTCCTCGTCGAAGCCAACGGAGCGACCCTCACCATCACCAACCTCCGCGGCCCCGGCCTCGTCGCACGCGGAGGCCGCCGCATCCTGTACGGCGCCGACGCCAAGATCACCAGCGCCGCGTTCCTCGAGGCAGGCGCCTACGCCGGAGACCAGCGGTACGTCGTCGGTCACCCGTTCCCCAACCAGACGTACTACGTCTCGTCCGATGCCGGCACCGCCGGGTGGAGAGGCGACGGCGGACGCCTCGTGTACACGAAGTACGTCCCCAACAGCGGTGTGGTCGACATCGACCCTGTCGAAGACGAGATCACGCAGCTGGTGTCCGTGACAATCCCTGCGTTCGGGATCCCTGTCACCCTGATCCCGCGGTTCCACTGGAAGCCCACCCTCAGCGGCGGGCAACTGCTCGAACTCGGAACCCGCATCAACGGCTCGGTCGCGACCAACGAACACATCACCACCGCCGGCTGGTCATCCAACCGAGAGTTCCCGAAACAGGTCCCCGACGGCACCTTCGGGCCGTACACCGCGTCGAAGAACGTCGACGCCTACGTGCAGCCCATCGTCACCACCGGTGCGTCGCTGATCCAGTTCGACTCGTCCGAGTCCGGCCCGCACGCGCTGCAGGTCGTGGTGGAACCGGCAAACATCGACTCCAGCAAGGTGTGGCTGTGACCTGGCGGTGCCTGGTCGCCGAGACCACCACGGGTCTGATCGTCGCCGAGCTCAACCCCGCCGACGCCCCGGACTGGACCAGCGAGATCAACAGCAAGGGCACCTGGGGGGTCTCCCTGAGACTCGGGCCCGAACCGGGCGCGAACCCGAAGGAGGACACGCTCAACTACGCCACCGCCGGGCGCTACGCGTGGGTGATCGTCTACAACAACACGCCCCTTCAGGCCGGCATGCCCGCGGATGGCGGCTACGAGCAGAAGACCCGCACCCTCAGCGTGTCCGGTACGGGCATCGCGTCGCTGTTCGACAACCGTAGCGTCCGCGCCCCGAACGGCACGCCCGCGACGATCGCGAACTCGGCGAACAACCTCGCCATCACAGGTGCCACGAAACGCCGGATCATCCGCGAGCTGTTCGCGCAGTCGCTGGCCGACACCAACAGCGGCGCCGGCCTGCCGTTCGACATCACCGACGCTGCAACGGAAACCGGCACCGAGAGCCGAAGCTACGCCGCCGCGGACCTGACCTCGTTCTTGCGGCGACTTACGGACGAGGCCGACGACAATCAGGGCCCGGAGTTCATCGTGCGCCCGTATTTCACGGCGGTTGGCGGGGCCCCTGCGATCGGGTGGAAGGCGGCGATCGGGTCACCGCTGCTGGGCAACCAGAACCTCGACGCGAGCTGGGAACTCAACGCGGCGTTCAGCACCATCGACGTCGACTACAACATGTCCGTGCCGATCCCGCACCGCGTGTGGGTCAAGGGGGCTGGCGACGGTCCGGTGTCGATTTTCGGGTACGCCGAGAACTCGGCCGCACTCCAGGCGGCGAAGATCCCGTACGCCGACTACGTCGACACCTCCCACAGCGACATCAGCGACGTCGCGAAGCTCAACAGCTTCGCTGCAGCCACCCTCGCCGAACGCTCCGTCGCTGTCGAGACATGGAACGTGAGCGTCCGGGTGGACGGCAAGAACGACCAGGGCAAGCAGATCTCGCCTGAGCTCGGCTCATGGGCCGAAGGCGACCAGCCCCTGTTCCGGGTCACAAAGCACCAGGTCATCCCGGACGGCTCGTACCGGCGGCGGATCGTGGGAACGGGCAAGGGCCAGCAGCCCGGCACTGTCGCCTTGAAGATCAAGCCGACCCCGCTGGCGTAGGGAGGTCGGATGGTCCAGGACATCCGCGACGCACAGTCGACCGAGCAGATCGTGAAGATCCTCAACGACCGGATCAGCTCGGGCCTCCGGCGCCGCAGCCTGCCGCCTCCCGCGTACACGGGTACGCCGGTGTCGCCATTCGACGGCGTCGGCCCGACGACGACGCTTTCGGCTAACACCGACAACCGGGCCGCGACGGTGTCCATTCCGGACCCCGGCTACCCGTACAAGATCGAGGTCGCCGCAGGGGTTTTCCTGCAGGGCCTCTCGACGAGCGCCGCGTCGGGCGCCTCACACTCGCTGGCGGTGCGGGTCGACGCGGCCACACCACTCGCGCCGTCGGCCGCGCCGACGACGGGCGCGTTCGCGTCGAACTTCATCGGCCAGATGGGCGGCGCGGCCGGCGCGTTCAGCTACGCCACGATCCCGCGGCGGCTGTCCCCCGCGGTGTGGACCGGTGCGCATGTCGTCGACCTCTTCATCAGGGCAGGATCGGCGAGCTCCGTCGTCGTGCCGATCCCGCTGGCGAACCGCAGCGACTTCTTCTTCGACGTGCGCGTCGTGCCCGCCACCACCTGAGCTGGCGACTGATGACCGAGCCGCAGCGAGGGGGCAATCGTGCGGAAGTGGTTGCGTGCTCAGCTTGTCCCGATGCACCTGACGTCCGGGCGCGGGATCATGTCTTACGTCGCCGTGGTGGTCCACCTGTTCCTTGCCCTCAGCTACCAGGTGCCGTCGCTGTCGATTTCGCCGACATCGCCGATCATCCCGCCGGGTGGCGTGTCGATCATCAACTACATCGACGCGAATGGCCCGTACTGGGTGATCGGCTTCACCACGGCTGGACTGTCGATGCTGGTGTCGCTGTGGACCCGAAGAGCCCTGCACATCGCGCACGCGATCGCCGCCGTGGTGGTGTGCTGCTACACGGTGGCGTCCTTCCTCGGCGCCCTCCTGTCCGAGCCGAACCGCCCGATCGTCGTAGGCCTGTTCGGAGCGCTCGCCTTCAGCGCGCACGCGGGGCTGTCGGTGGCGTACTCGGAACAGGTGGTGAAGCGCGGATGAGCGTGGAAGGTCTGGCCGTGGTGATCACGGCACTCTCGGGCCTGATCTCTGGCCTTGGCCTCGTGCTCACGAACCGGTCGCAGCAGGTGAAGAAGGCCCGCAAATCCGATCGAAAGTTGCTGGCGCGATACGAGCAGCGAGACCAGAAGGCGCTCATGCACATCCGGGCCTTGGAGCTGAAGTTGATCGAGTGCGGTGAGACGCCTCGGGCGCGGCCTTCTGAGCTCGGCCCCGACTGGCTGTTCGCCGACGATGAGGACGACGACGAGGGCAAGAAGGCGGTGACGGCACGGTGACCACGACGGAGACGCAAGAGCGTCCGGCGCCGGCCCAGCAGGAAGACGAGAAGCGCTGGAACCTCGGGCGGCTCTTCCTGCTGCTCGGTGTTGTCGGTCTGGTGGTGGGTGCTCTGATCTTCGGGGGCCGGACGATCACGCTGAACGGTGAGGTCTCGACGGCGAACGGGACGGCCCAGACCGCGAAGGCGGAGGCGACTGCGCAGGCGCGCGCGAAGGACGAGATCGTCGACCGCGCGCTCGCGGTATGCACGGGCGCCACCCCTGAGCAGCTGGAGAAGCTGAACCAGGTTGGCCTGTGCACGAAGGCGGCCGAAGCGAAGAAGCTTCCTGCCGCGACTGCGGCGCCCGCGGTGCCGTTCAGCTTGGTGAAGGACGCGGTCGACGCGTACATGGCGGCGAACCCCCCTGCCGCCGGCCCGCCACCGAGCGACGAGGTGGTGCTCCGCTTCGTCCGGCAGGTGTACGAGGCGAACAAGCCCGCCGACGGCAGGACGCCCTCGGATGCCGAGCTGCTGGTGCTGATCCAGCAGGTGTACGCGGCCAACCCGCCAGCGGCCGGCAAAAACGCTCACTGCTACGACGTCCCGAGCGACCCTGCGTGCCAGCCGCAGAAGGGTGAGCAGGGGGTGTCGGTAGTCGATCTCCAGCTCGACAGCTCGAACGGGTGCGATCTGGTGGTGCTGTTCAGCAACGGCACGAGCACGAGGAGGCCAGTGAATCCGGCGCTCTGCGGCCCGACGGCGCCGCCCAGCACGACGACAGCGACGGAGACGGTCCCGACGAGCGACGACCCCCCGCTGCCGATCCCGACGAGCTGAATGGAGGAGGAAATGGCAGATCCGACCGGTGTGCTGCGAGGGCACGACGTCTCGCACCACCAGGACGATATCGACGTCGGCCGTCTGAGCTGCGAGTTCGTGGTGGCCCGGACGTTTCAGGGCAAGGGCGGCAAGTACGGCACGACGATCGACGGGTTCTATCGGCAGCACAAGGCGAACGCGCTGCGAGCCGGGATGTTGTTCAGCTCGTACGCCTACCTGGGAAACGGCATCAGCCCGGCGGAGAACGTACGCCTGCACCTGTCGCAGGAGCCGGACAAGAACGTGCCGGTGATGCTCGACTGGGAGGAAGGCTCCGGCGACGGACCGTTCCTGAAGGCGTGTGAGGACGAGTTCACGCGACAGGGCCTGTTCGTGTGGGGCAAGTACGCCCCGAACTGGTACTACCAGAAGGTCGGTCACCCGTCGCTGGCGTACGGCTCCCCGCTGGTCGGAAGCCGCTACAAGGACTACCTGCCCGGCACCTGGGTGTCGGAGTACCAGGGCACGCCGGACAGCTACTGGGCGGCGTACGGCGGCAACATCGTCCGGATGCTGCAGTTCAGCAGCGTCGTGCGCGACACCGCCTATCCGAGCCGGAACCTGGATGGCCTGGCGTTCCGCGGCACCCGCGCCGAGCTGGCCACGTGGTGGAACCGCAACAAGCCGAACCCCTCGCCGCAGCCCGGCGAGCTGACCGCTGGAGGAGAGATCGTGAAGACCTACGAGTTCGACACACCGGCCGACGAGCACGACCACGAGTACGAGGTGGAGCTGTCGGGCGGACCGACCGCCGCGATCGTGGTGCGGCCGCGGCCGGGCGGCGACGGCCAGATCCAGCCGATGTGGGTGCCGCAGATCCTGGCGTGGGGCAGCGACGACAGGGGCATCGGTTTCGATCCGAAGTACACGCCGGGCTACGACGCGAAGATGCGGGGTCACCGCCGGTTCGAGCTGCCGCGGGCGGTGAAGGCCACGGTGATCCTGAGCACGACCGGCCCGTTCACGATCGACGTCGTCGGCTGACCGGCGGCGCGTGATCGGCCAGCACTCGCATCCGATCGGCGAACCAACGGTCGGACAGAACCTCGCGGCGCTCGCCGCAGCCCTCACCCAACTCACAAAGGACACGCTCATGCCGTACTCCAAGGCACTCGCGCAGGTCGTCGCCACCGTACTGACCGCGCTGCTGCCCCTGTTCGTCGACGGGCACCTCTCCGCCGTCGAGATCATCAACCTGTGCATCATCGGAGCGTCCGCGATCGGCGTTGCGATCGTCCCCAACCTCTCCGCCGGCGTCGCCAAGTACGCGAAGTCGATCCTCGCGGTGATCGGCGCCGTGCTGGTGCTGCTGACGAGCTACATCTCCGACGGCGTCCTCTCCGGCGACGAGATCGTGCAGCTCGTCGTGGCCGCATTCGGCGCGCTCGGCGTGTACGCGCTGCCCGCACCCCAGCACCCGGTCGCCACGCAGTCCTACTCGCTGGGGGACTGACCGATGGGAGTTGTCCAGCCGCCCTGCCCCGGGTGCGCGATCGCCGACGACCACCCACGACACCAGGCCGTGCTCGGCACTGGCGTCGTGCTCTGGCACACCGACTGCCACGCCGCGGTCGGCTGCCCGCTCTGCACCAAGGCCCGCGAAAACGCCCCCGAAGGCCAGGTCGGCGCCGAGCACCAGCAGCACCTGCTCGAGAACGGCCCTGAGCTCGCCGCCTTCATCGAAGGCCTCGACGAGCACACCCACAACCAGGTCTTCGGGCAGGTGAGCTGACATGGCCGCGAGCGGACTGAAGCAGACCGAGGCCGCACGAACGATCAACGCGCAGACCCGCGCGACGGCGTACGTTCAGGCGACCGGCCCGATCAAAGCCGAGCTCACCTCGACCAACCCCTCGGCCACCGCGAACGGCACCGCGGTGGTTGGCGGCTCATACGCCGACCAGACCTACACCACCGCAGCGGACACCACGACCGCGAGCATCTCGAACAGCGCGGCGATCAGCTACGGCCCGATGCCCGCAGGCACCGTCGCCGGCGTCAACCTCAAGGACTCGGCAGGCAGCCCGCGCTACACCTGGTGGGGTGTCCTCGGCACGCCGCTGACCGTGAACGCCGGCGACCTCGTGTCGTTCGCGATCGGCGCGATGGCGTTCAGCCTGGCCAACACGCCATGATCATCGAAACGCCGTACACGCCGTGCGTGATGGAGCCGGACTCCGATGACTGCGTCGGTCAGGTGACCTGGGATCGCGTGCTGCGGTGCTACACCTGCGACGCGCACCGCGTGCTCGAAGGCTGATCAGGAGGCGCTGTGGCCCTCGTCTTCCAGTACGCCTTCACCACCGACTTCAGCGACCCCGCCGGCGCGAACACGCTCACCGCTACCGGCAACGCGGCGATCGCGTCGGACGGGCTCGGCGGGTTCGCGCTGGGCAAAACCGGCGCGACCATGCCCGTGCTCCCCGCGGGCCTGCTCGCCGCGGCGCAGTCCGACGACCGCACGCTGATGTTCGACGCGAAGAACGCCTTCACCACCTGGTGGGTCCGGTTCGAACGCGACGCCATCAACTCCGGCACCTGGGGCATCCTGCTGCTCTCCGGCGCCATGCAGTTCTTCGCCCGCAACACCGCCGACACGCAGATGGCCAGCCGGCCCACCACGACCGCGCCGACCGCGACCGGGTGGACGAACTACTGCATCACCTACGTCCAGTCCACCGGCGTCGCGACGTTCTACAAGAACGGCGTCAGCGTCGGCACCGCCTCGTTCGCGGCCGGCACCCAGCTGAGCGTCGCCGCCGACCGGATCAACATCGCCGAGTGGACCAACACCGGTGGCTCGATAAAGAACCTCCGGGGCTACAGCCACGCGCTCACCCCGACCGAGGTCGCCGCGATCGCAGGCACCCCTGTCACCGGGTCCGTCACCGGCGCCCTGGCCGCGACCGTAACGGCCACGGCGTCCCTCGCGGCCGTCACCACGCGAGCTGCGGCGCTGAGCAGCGCGGCGACCGCAGCAGCGGCCCTCGGCGCGTTCGCGACCCTCCGGGTGACGCTGGCCGCGGCCGTCACGGCACGATCGGATCTCGGTTCCGCCGCCGACCGGACAGCAGCACTCGGTGCGACGTCTACGGCCCGGGCCGACCTTGCCACGATCGTCGACCAGCCAGCCGCAGTCGCTGGCGTCGCCACCGCGGTCGCCGACCTGCAGGAGTCCACGGACCATGTCGCGGCGTTGCAAGGCGCCGCCGCCGCGTCCGCGAACTTCACGCTCGACCACGAGATCCCGGCCGTGCTGTCCGCAGCCGTCGTCGCCCGGCTCGACCTCGACGTGGTCCGTGACGCGCCGGCAGGCCTCGCTGCGGCCGCGGCGGCCGGTGCGACGCTACTCGTCGGCGGCCAGGCCCCGGCGGCGGTGGACGCCCAAGTCGTCGCCGCGGCCACGCTCGAGCCGTTCCGGAACATCGACAGCGTGCTCGCGGGCGTCGCCAGCGCGGGCGCGACGCTCGCGCCGGCCCGTCAGCACCAGCCTGCGCTCGCTGCGGCTGTCGTTGCCCGCGCAGACCTCGCCGCGACCCGGCACTCCGACGCCGAGCGGGACATCACCATCACCGCGGTCCTGCTGCCGGGCCGGTTCACCGCTGAACTCGTGGCCGGCCGGTTCCGCGCTGAGCTGCTGCCGTCACGCCGGCGCGCCGACCTACTGGAGGACTGATGATCACCAGGTCGCGGCTGTCCCGAGCCTACGTCCGCGCCGCGATCACCGTCACCGCCGACGACGGAACCCCCGTCGACCCAACCGCCTTGGCCGTGCAGTTCGCGTTCGTCCCGGTCGGCACCGCGCCCGTCGATGCCGACTGGCACGACGCCACCCACCTCTCCGGCAACCGCTTCGGGCTGCTCGTTGGGCCCGGCGCCCTCGAGCTGCCCGCCGGCGACTTCGACATCTGGCGCCACATCGCCGACGACCCCGAAGACGACCGCGAACGCTTCGGCCAGATCCGCCTCGAGTAGCCCGAGCAAGTCCACCATCGAAGGGAGACCCCATGCCGGTCGGCATCGGCTCGCCGCACGTCACGAAACCGCCCCTGCAGCTCGCCGCCGGGCAGCACCAGGCGTTCCCCGGCGTCACCCGCGGCCGGGACGGCCAGGTGTGGGCAGTGTGGCGCTCAGGCAGCGACCACTACGCGGCGCGGGACGGCATCATCAAGGTGTCGACGTCCCCGGACGAGGGTCGGACCTGGACGTCCGACGCGACGCTCGTCGGGCCGACGTCCGGCGTCGACTACCGCGACCCCTCGATCACGGCGTCCCGGGACGGCAGCCGGCTCTGGCTCACCTACTTCAAGGGCACCGCGGCGCTGAACGCGGCCGGGGTGTTCGTCCGCACCTCGACCGACGGCGGCGCGTCGTGGGGCGCCGAAACCCGGGTCGACGGCCTCGCGTACGCCGCGGTCACCGCGCCGGTCGTCGAGCTGTCCGACGGCACACTGAAGTTGCCGTACTACGGCAAGGCCAGCACGGGCCTCACCCGCGACTCGGTGTGGCTCGCCACCTCGAGCGACGGCGGCGCGTCGTGGACGAACACGATCCTGTTCAACGGGGTCGCCGACGGCCACGACTACCAGGAACCCGTCATCGTCGCCGACCCGGCCAGTGACAGCGCGCTCGTCCTGATGTGCCGCTGGGGAAACGCCTACGCCATCGCCGCGTCCTGGTCGTACGACAACGGCCGCTCCTGGGAGGGCATCGCGACCGTGTTCGGCGGGTCCGGCCGCCCGACTCCCCTGTTCCTCGACGATGCCCTGGTCGTGCTCTACCGCGAGATCCCCACCCGCGCGACCACCGCGCGCGTCAGCCGCGACGGCGGCCAGACCTGGGCGGGCGCGGCGCGGCTGACGTGGCCCGGCGGGGCCGGCGCGTTGTCGACGTACACCGCGGCGCTGCCGGCTGGGCCGGGCCAGGCGCTGCTCGTGCAGTCCGACGAGATCGCCGCGGGGGCCACGTCGACCGTCAACGTCCGCTACCTGACCCTCGGCGGCGCGGCGACGCCGCTCGGCACAACACCCAGCGATGTGGAGGCCGCGGTGAGCGACTACGACGACATCATCTGGGCCGACCGGTTCCGCGCCCCGGAGGGCCCGCTCCCGGCTCCCTGGCAGGTCGTCAACGGTGGGCTGTCGATCAGCGGCGGCGAGGTCGGCGGCGACGGCGACGGCACACCGGACCGCGCGGTGCTCGATGTGGGCGTCTCGGACGTGGCGGTCGAGCTCGACTTCAGCTGGAGCCCGAACTCGCGGCAACTGGGGATGGGCATCGTGCTGCGGTACGCCGACGCCCGGAACTTCATCATGGCGACGTTCGAGAGCATCGTGAACGGCGGCTCGGCGGCCGGGTACCCGGGGGCGTTCAACCTGTACCGGTACCTCAACGGGACGCTGTACCGGTGGCAGAGCGGCGCCTGGACGACGAGCCTGTCCGGCCCGACCGCGCAGATGGGTGCGGGTGGCCTGCCGGCGCTCTTCGCGAACTCGTGGCACCGCCTGCGTGTGGAGGCGCGCGGGGCGGCGATCGAGACGGCCATCGACGGTGTGCCGATGATGTGGGCCAACGACCAGGCGGACGCGTCGACAGTGATCGGCTCGGCGACGAAGCACGGGTTCCAGATCAACCCGGCGGGCGGCTACTCGCAGAGCATTCGGCGGTTCGTAGCGAGGGCCTGAGGTTGCGCGACTGGCATGGCGCTGAACATGGTCAAATCCATGTTTTCCCCATGCCTTTCGCTCCCCCCATCCCGCTCCGTTATGCTCCGTGATGCCCCGCTGGGTCACCTTCAAACCCTGTGTACGCACCAAGATGCTCCGCTGCGCCCCCCTGCGCCCCGGAAACCGCAGAAACCAATCTTCTTCACGAACATGATACTATGCGCAGGATATACGCAGGTCAAAAGGGTGGGCACCAGGTAGGACCCGGCATATCCATGCCTAATCCATGCTTTACGGAGATGACCATGCCACGGAAACCACTGCCGCTCGGCACCCACGGCGACATCCGGCTCTACGGACGCATCGAGGGCAAGTGGGTCCCGCGCGCCGACATCCCGAAGGGCGTCCGCCTCAACCAGTGGCGCGCGATCACGAACTACCGCGGCCACGACGGCGTGACTCGCCAAGTCGAACGCGGCGGCGTCAGCATCAGCGACGCCACCAACCGGCTACGCAAACATCTCACCGCGAAGAACGCCGCTCGCTCCGTCCTCACCGTCTCCGCCGCCAGCGACGGCACGGCAGCCACCAGCGTCGACCGGTTCCTGCTCACCCTGCTACCCCACCTCAACCGGTCCGCCGAACTGGCTGCGACGTCCCGCGTCATCGACGCCGTCCCTGCCTACCTCGCGCGCATCAAGGACGAATGCGCGCCCACCACGTGCGACCGCTACGTCAGCGTGCTCCGCACACACGTTGTCCCCGGCATCGGCCAGCTCACGTTCTCCGAGTGTTCCGTCCCCCGACTGCAGCAGTTCGACACCGAACTGGTCAGCAACCGCCACCACCGTGCTGGGCCCGGCAAAAAGCGGCCAAAGCCGACGAAGCTGGCCCCCAAGACCCGCAGCGTCGTCCGCGAAGTCGTCCGCGGGCTCATGCAGATCGCGGTCGACGCCGGCGTCCTGGACCACAACCCGGTCGGGTCGATGCGTCGCATCCGTGGCGGCACGCAGACGCCGGCCCGGGCCATGAACGCGGTCGCGGTCCCCGAGTTCTTCGCCAAGCTCGACGCCGACAAGCATGCCCGCATCGCCGACTTGCCCACGATCGTCCGGACCCTGTTCGGCCTCGGTTGCCGAATCGGGGAAGCCATGGCTCTGTGCTGGCTGTACGTCAACCTCAGCGACGAGCCGGTCGAACGGGTTGCCTTCGCCGGAACACCGCGGGAGAAGGTCCGGGTCATTCCGCCCCGCTCCGTGTGGATCAACGCGACGATCAGCGACCCGGTCGGCCAGCCGCCGAGCCGCACGCCGGTGAAGTCGAAGCGTTCCGACCGGGTCGTCGCGATCCCCGAGTTCCTCCTGCTTGCGCTGGCGATGCGCAAGGACGCCAGTACCCGAGACGACGAACCGGTGTTCCTCAACCCGGGGCAGTCGTTGTGGCGGTCACCGAAGCGCGTCGGCGCCGCGATTGGGACGCTGCGGCAGCGCATCGGCTACCCGGACTTCAAGAGCCACGCGGGACGCAAGACGGCCTCGACCGTGCTGTACCGCAACGGTATGTCGGTAACGGACTTGGCCGACCAATTCGGACACGCCTCCGGCGACTTCACCCGCAGCAACTACGTCGACCCGGGGACCGCGAACCCGGAAGCCGCCATCATCCTGGATCGCGCTCTCAGCGGCATCGCCGACGAATGACGAAAGGGCGGGAGCGTCAACCCCTTGCGGGGGAGCTCCCGCCCTTTCGTCGTTTCGCCACGCTCCCCAGCCCAGGGAGCGACGCGCCGCCCGGACAGCGTAGCGGACACCCCCGACAGAATCCTCAGTCGATGCGGCCGGCGATGTCGCGGATCAGGCTCATCGACGCCGCGCGATCCAGCGCCACCGCGTCGAGCATCTCGAACTGCGCGATGTACGCCTCGACCTGTCGCGGGTCGACGACATCCTGCGACCCGACCTGCTGCTCGAGCGACACCACGTCCTTGTCGCGGATCTTGAACGTCGCCATCGGGAAGATCGGCCACACCGCCGTACGCGGCACGACCCGGATGTCGACTGCCTTCAGCTCGTGCATGAGCTCGACGAGATGGTAGAGCTGCTCGACGAGCGTCTCGGCAGCGCCGTAGCGAGTCCACAGCACGGCCTCGGCGAACACGAAGTGGAACTCGCGGCCCTCGTCGCGCAGCACCGCCTGCCGCTTCAGCCGCTGCTCGACGATCCAGTCGAGCGACGCGTCGTCCGAGCCACCCCAGTTCCGCGGTCCGCCCGGCGCGCGGATGACGTCCCGCGCGTACGCGTGGGTCTGCAGCAGACCGGGGACGATGCCGAGCACCAGCTGCCGCGTGACGGTGGTGTTCTGGTCAAGGTCGGCCAGCATCTTCTGCACCTGGCCGCCGCCACCGCGCGCGTAGAACTCGTCTCGCCAGCTCTGGTACTCGGACGCGGCCAGCCGGGCCAGCTCGACCAGCTCGACACGGACCGTCTTCCCAGCATCGAGGGCGCCGGCGATGGCGACGACGTCCTCGCGGGAGGCGATGTAGACGGCGTTGAGCAACTTCGACACGCGGGACTGGGGCCAACCTAGCCGGCGGGCGAGCTCGCTGCCGGAGACCTCGGCACTGCGGGTCAGCTCTTTCAGGCGGTTGGCCAGCCGCTTCTGGTGGTCGCCGATGGGCCTCGCCACGGTCTCCCCTCCCTTCTCAGCTCATCGCCGCGACGATGGCGGCCAACTCGGGCCGGGACTCGATGTACGTGCGCCACGGCACCGCGACGTCGAGCGCGACGTCGCGCCACACCCGCGCCCGGTGAATCCGTGTCCGGTCCTGATCGTCGACAGGGTGCACGCCGATCCACGACCGCGCGGCGTCGCTGGCGTATTCCATCTCGTAGAGGTGGTCGTCGAGCAGCCAGAAGTCGTAGTCCTGCGGGAACGGTTTCGGCCACGGCGTGCTGTCGTCGACCGCGATGATGGCGATGTGCTCGCCCGCGTCGACGTTCGGCGCGTACGCCCAGGTGAGCTCGAACCGCATGTAGGCGGTGAGCGGCTCGCGGACGATGTGGACACGGCTCATCGTGGCGCCGGCCGCGCGGGCGCGGGCGATGTTGCTCAGCCAGCGTTCCTTACCGGGCGGTCGGACGTACGGCTGTCCGGCGAGGAACGCGTCGAACGCGGCGTCCTCGCCGGACTGGCCGTACGACTGCAGCGTCTCCAGTCGGAACGCGGACCGCTCGAAGGTCGCGAACAGCTGCCGGAGTTCCGCCGATCCGGGCCTGATCAAACCAGGCCGCGTTCCTTGGCGATCGCCATGGCGCGCACCACGATCTCCGGGGAGAGCTTCACTCCGCCCTCGCCCGGGAGGAAGCTCGGCAGCAAGGAGTTGTCGACGTGCTCCCCCTGCACCACGAATGTGCCGTCGTCCGCGTCGTAGTGCACTGAGGGGCAGCCGTCGTCGCCGCTGTTCCCGTCCTTCGCCAGCAGTTCCAGCCTCATGTCCCGACCTTTCTATGCGCGGGATATTCCGCCCTCTCATGGTGTCTCCTCGCGTCACTGATGGTCAACAGGTCACCGATCCGGACTAACTTTCTTGACCCCGGAATATCCCTAGCATACCTTGAGGCGACGGTCGCCTAGCAGCCACTCACGCAGGTGAACCTCACGAACAGCCGCAGGTTCGGGATGACCCCGACACCTCCCGAACCTGCGGCATCCACACCAGATCGACCGAATGGCTCCGATTTGTAACGCTGCGGCGTCCCGCCTAGCCCGGATTGCTCCATATGGTTAGAACCACTCATGCGGGATGCGTAACGAATGACGCGATGGTGGACTAAAAGGCCGTCGCTGTCACAAGTGGAACATGGGCGCAGCGGCCGCGACACTCGATCCCAACCACGGTCGCGCGTCATACCGGGAGACGAGGTTGCTCCACACTGGGGGCCACACGAGGAGGGCGTAGGCATGACGCAGATGAGAGTCTCGCCGAGCACCACAGAGGACACCATCAACGACATCGCGAGCCAGCTCCACGCCGCACTCGCCGATGCAGGCACCATCGGCAGCTACCTCATCATCGCCAACGCCTTCAAGTTCGAGGACACCGGACTCCGCGCCACCGGGGCCACCATCTGCTCCGAGGGCCTCAACTCTCAGCAGCGCATCCAGATGCTCGAAAAAGCCCTCGAGCACGAACGCAGCATGCTCGCCGACGCCTGACGTCAGCGCTCCTGCGGCGCCGGCGTCGCGTCGTACACCGCGACCGTGCCGACCGGCGGCAACTCCGGAACGTTCCCCACAGCCCCATCCGTCCGCGCGCCGACCGCCGAAGCGAGCCGGCGCAGCAGTGTGATCATGGCGTCGTGGGTCTCCGCGTCCAGCTGCGCGAACAAGCCGAGGATCTCGCGCTCCCCCACCGTGCGGCCGCCGGATCGCGCCGCGGGCGCCTTCGCCGGGTCGAGACCGGCCAGCCGCAGAGCCTCTGCTGGGTCCATGCCGACAACCTTCGCGGCCGCGATGACGTTTTCCTCGCGCGGGGTGTAATCGATCTGCTGGCCAGCGGCGACGGTCTTGTAGCCCTTCTCGAGGGCGGACCAGGTCGCGGTTGAGAACCCGGCGGCCGTGCTGGCGTCGCGGATACTGAGCTTGGCCTTCTCGCGGAGCTGGGTCAGCTTCGGCCCAAGCGGCCAGGGGCGCGGATGACCGCGTCGTGAGGGCGTCACGCTGTGCATCATCGCGCACACACCACTCGAACGCGATGCGTCCATTTGTTCGAACTTTTCGGGTTACGCAGGTCAGGCCGTGTTTTCTTCGCGAACCTTCTGTAAATATTGCGTGGTTACAGAAGTTTACGTACGCTTCTGCCCATGACCACCACCGCCACCCGTCCCTGGACCTCCCTCAAGCGCCTCCTCGACCTCGATGGCCACTGGACCCACGAACGCCTCGCCGAAGCCACCGGCTACTCCAAGGCCTACATCACCCAGCTCCTCACCGGGCACCGCGCGCCGACCCGCACCGTGATCGAGAAGTTCGCCGCGCTGCTGCGCGTGCCGAAGACGATGATCGAGGCGGCGCATCCGCTGAACCGCATCTCCTGGCGGCTCGACGAGGTCGCCGGCATGACCGGCCTCGCCGAGGACGCCGTGCTGCAGCTGGTGCAGACCGGCGAGCTGAGCGCGAAGGCCGCGAACGGCACGCTCCTCGTGACCGACGCGGCGATCACGCAGTTCTTCTCCGACCACGCCGACGACGCGAACGCGCCCGCCGGGGCTGTGCCGGAGCAGCGAGGTGAGGTCGCATGAGCGACACCACCCCGGTTGTCGAGGGCATCAGCCCGACCGCGCTGTACACGCCGCGGCAGGTCGGCGAGTTCATCGGCGTGTCGAAGTGGACGGTGCACGCGATGTGCGCGCGTGGCGACATCCGGGCCCGCCGCGTCGGGAACCGCTGGAAGGTCTCCGGCGCGAACGTCATCGCGTTCATCACCGGCGCCGACAACCAGCCCGCCGCGGACGCGTCATGACCGGCCCCGAGGAAGAGACCACGCGGGGCTGGCTCGGCGGCGTCTCCGTCATCGCCGTGATCCTCCTGTGCCTGTTCATCGCTGGCCTGCTGGTGCGTGCGTGATGACCAAGGGAATCCGCGTCACGGTCGAGGACCTGGAGACCGGCGAGAAGGCAACGCGCGAAGTGGTGCCGGGCGACTACATCCTCATTCCGCTCGCGCCGTGCTACCTCGACGGCATTCAGCGGTACCCAAGCAAGGGCACCACGGTCCTCACGCTGAAGGACAACACCCCGCAGGCCGAGGGTGCGTGATGACCCGAGACGAACTGATCGAGAAGGTCGCGCAGGTCCTGCACGAGGCCCGACACCCGGACTGGAAGTGCCCGGGGCCCGAAGCGAAGGACCGGAAGGCGGCCCTCGCGCTCGCCGACGCCAGTCTGCTCGCCGACATCGAGCGGGACGAGCTGCAGGCCCGCCTCGACCGCGTGACCGCCGTGCTCGCGCGGCCGTGGCCGGACGACGAGGACCACCACGACTTCGTCAGCCAGCAAGTCGAAGACGCCCGCGCCGCGCTGCAGGGCGACCAGCCCACCGAGCCGGGAGCCGCGACGTGACCGCCACCCTGCCCGCCGGATACGCCACCCCCGCCGCGCACCAGATCCTCGACATCGACGTCGACCGCGACACCTGGCTCGCCGCCCGACGCCTCGGCATCTGCGGCTCCGACACCCCCATCCTCTTCGACGACACCAAGTACGACCGGTCCCGCTACGGCCTCTGGCTGGAGAAAACCGGCTACGCCCTCGACGAACCCGAAAACGACGCCATGCGCCGCGGCAACTGGCTCGAAGCCCACCTCGCCGACTGGTTCGCCAACGAAACCGGCCTGCCCGTCGAACGCTGCGGCATGCTCGTCTCCAACGAACGCGACCACCTCCGCACCAACATCGATCGGCTCGTCGGCGACGGCGGCATCCTGGAGATCAAAACCCACGGCGTCTACACCGACATCGCGAAGGAATGGCGCCACGGCGGCATCTCCAGCGCCGCGTACCTCCAAGGCCAGCAGCAGCTCGCCGTCACCGGCCTCGACCACGCCTACTTCGTCGCGTTCATCGACCCCACCCCGCACCTGCGCGGCCCCATCCCCCGCGACGAAACCCTGATCGCCGAGATCCTCGCCCGGGCCGACGACTTCTGGATCAACCACGTCATCCCCGAGGTCCCGCCCGACGTCGACCTCGCGACCATCACCGACGCCGAGCTCGCGCTCCGCTGGCCCACCGCGGTCACCGGCACCACGGTCGAAGCCGAGTACCCGCACCACGTGCTCGCGCTCCTCGAGGAACGCGCCGAACTCAAGGCCGAGACGAAGGCAACGAAGGCCCGGCTCGACGAGATCGACGCCGCGCTGAAGGTGTTCGTCGGCGACGCCGAAGTCCTCACCATCGACGGCCAGCCCGTCATGACCTACCGCAACACATCCCGCGCCGCGTACACGGTGCCCGCCAGCACCGGCCGCCGCATCCACATCCCGAACAGGAAGCCAGCCCACCGATGACGACCAGCACCGAACTCGCCCGCCGCGCCGAGCCCGCTGGCTCCCTCGCCCTCGACCCCGGCCAGACCCAGTGGACCGACGTCCAGCGCGCCGCCCTCGCCCAGCTGAAGCTGCAGGACGCCCCCGAGGCCGACCTCGCCGTGTTCCTGCACCACTGCCAGCGAACCGGCCTCGACCCGTTCGCCCGCCAGATCTACATGATCGCCCGCTGGGACAGCCAGCTGAAGCGCGAGATCTACACCATCCAGACCGGCATCGACGGTTTCCGGAGCATCGCCGAGACCCACCCGCAGTACGACGGCCAGATCGGCCCGCAGTGGTGCGGCCCGGACGGTAGCTGGACCGACGTGTGGCTGAAGGCGGGCCCGCCGACGGCCGCGCGCGTCGGCATCGTCCGCAAGGACCGACGTGAGCCGATCTGGGGTGTGGCGCTTTTCCAGGAGTACGCCGGCACGGTCAAGAGCGGCGACGGCTACAAGCTGAACAGCATGTGGCGCACCAAACCCGCCCACATGATCGCGAAGTGCGCCGAGGCGCTGGGACTGCGCAAGGCGTTCCCGAAGCGGCTCGCCGGCCTGTACACGCCCGAGGAGGTCGAGTACGAGGACCTGCAGCGCCACACGGCCGAGCGCACCGACGGCGCCGCGGCCGGCGAGCCGACCGGCCGGCCGGAGGAGATCGACTGGGAGTCCAAACTGGCTGCCGCCGTCGGCGACGTGAAGGCGTTGCAGGACCTGTACAAGCTCGCCGCCGCGATGGTCCCGAACGACCACGCGCTCGCCGACCGGATCGCGAAGGCCGGTCAGGAAGCCAAGGCCGCGGGCGATGCGCCGGTGGACGCCGAGGTCGTCGACGAGCCGGACGCGGAGCGGATGTCGACGGATGCGCAACTGACGGCGATCGCGGCGGCGCTCGGCGGTCATGGCGTCACCGACCGGGACGACCGACTCGCGGTGGTGTCGTTCCTGATCGGGACCCGGGTCGAGACGACGAAGGCGCTGACGCTGTCGGAGGCCAGCTCGGTCATCGACACGTTGAACCAGCTCGACGAGACCGGGCAGATCAAGGACACCATCCGCGACGCGCTCGCCGCATGGAAGACCGGCGAGGAGGCCAGCCGTGGCTGACCGTCCGATGACGAAGCCTTGCATCCGCTGCGACGGCTGCGGCCAGCTCGCCGACAGCAAGGACCGCGAGCCCTGGACCGCGTGGACATCGCTGCCCCTCTCCTCTGCGTGCGCGGTCACCAGCGGCCTCGTCAAGCCGATGCCGTGCGACCAGTGCGGCGGCAGCGGAGTCACCTACCAGAGTGACGTCTACGGCGCCGTTGCGCTGCTCGCGGGCTACGGCATCACCGGCGAGATGTTTGAGGCGTTGGTTAATGCGCGGGAGGCCAGCCGTGGCTGAGACCGTCCACGAGGAGATGCTCCGCCGCGCCGCCGGGATCATCGACCGCGCCGAGCTCACCGGCGAAGTCGTCTCTTGGCTCGACGACTACCGCACCTGGGTCGCCAACGGCAGCCCCCGCGACGGCTTCGAGTACGTCTGGCTGCCCGAGGACGACCCGCGCTGGGAAACTCTGCCCGAGCCCGACAGCCGCTACCGGTGCCGCGGGCAGCGCGGCTGCACCGCCGCCCCCGTCGTCCGGCTCAACCGCGCAGGCGGCGCCCGGCCGAACGCCGCCGCGCCGCCGCGCTGGTGGTACTACTGCGAGCTGCACGCGTTCGGTCGCCGCCTTGTCGACGGCCAGCTCGAGGTCCGCCGGCTCCGCCCGAAAGGAGCAGAGGCGTGAAGCGCGGCGCCGTGCTCAGCCCCTGCAGCACCTACCGCTACGAGCTGACCCGCCGCTGGGCCGAGGGCGACGACATCGTCACCTGGATCATGCTCAACCCCAGCACTGCCGACGCAGACGTCGATGACCCCACCATCCGCCGCTGCATCGACTTCTCCATCCGCTGGGGCTGCGCCGGCCTCGTCGTTCGCAACCTGTTCGCACTCCGCGCCACCGACCCGCGTGAACTTGGCCGGCACCCCGACCCGGTGGGGCCCGAGAACGACACCTACCTCACGCGGCCAGCGGCCGGGGCGACGATCGCGGCATGGGGCGTCAGCGGTGGCCACGTCGCCCACGAGCGCGCCGGCATCGTTCTCGACCTGCTGCGCGCTCGCAAGACGTGGCCGTTGTGCGTCGCGCTGACGCACGGCGGCGCACCCCGGCACCCGCTCTACCTCCCCGCTACGGCGCTACCGCGACCGCTGCCCGGCGGTGACCGTCCACCGGTCGAGCTACCCGGCCAGGCTGCCCTGTTCGGCCACGAGGCCACCGCATGATCACCGAGCCCGGGAAAGCCGCCCGCGACCACCGGCGCCTCAACGCACACGACGCCCGCGCCTGGCTCGTCTACTACGTCGCCGCCTGCGAACGCGACGCCGACCACCCCGCCGGCGCCGACCGGCCCGCCGACCCCGCCACGCTCCGGCGCGTCGTCGCGGAACTCTCCAGCATGCTCCGCCGCTGGGACGTCGCCCACGACGGCCACAACACGCCCCCGTAGCCCAGCCCGGGCACCGAGCACGACCTGAACCAGCACGACCAGAAAGGCCTGTCGGGTGGGCAACAAGATCTCACGCTGGGCTGAACGGCAGCTCCCGCGGCTGCGCAGCACCGGAGAAAAGCTCGTCCTCATGGTCCTCGCCAACACGGCCGACCACGACGGTCTCTGCCCCGCCGAGACCTCCATCGCCACCGTCGCCCAACGCACCACGCTCGCGAAAAGCAGCGCCGCCCGCGCGCTGCTGCGGCTGCGTGACGCCGGCGTCCTGCATATCGAACCCCAGCACGACGAGACCGGCGCGACGATCAAGAACGTCTACCAACTCGCGATCAAGGGGGGTACCGAAAACGAGTACACCCCTGTACCGAAAACGAGTACACCCCCTGTACCGAAAACGAGTACAGACCCGTACTCGAAACGAGTACCCCCCGTACCGGGAATGAGTACACCTCTGACCTGCGAAAACGCGGAGGGTGTACTCAGAACGAGACAGCCCACCTCTTCTATACATCCTTCGGATGTAGCAGCCCCGCGCACGCCCGCACCCGCGCGCACGCCCACGCGCGTACACGATGCGCCCGCGCGCGAGCAACCACCACCTGAAAAAACGCAGCGACGACGAGCACTCGAACACCTCGACGCCACCGCCCACCATCCCGACACCCACCGACTCATCACCGCCTGGATCAGTGGCCACACCACCCAGCAGTCCCGCACCCTCATCGAGCAGATGACCCGACTCGTCGACGGGTGTGTCCGCGGCGGCTACGACACCGACTGCCTCGCCGCCGCCCTCGCCACCTGGAACGCCCGTCCCGACCTCGGCTCCCCCCGTGCCCTCCAGTTCCTCTACGACGACGCCGTGTCCCGCAAGAACGGCGGCGCCGATCCCGACGCCCCGCTCATCGATCACAACGGCTACCCCCGCATCAACCCCCAGGGCATCCCCGACGACTACCTGACCCGCGCTGTCGTCGACCGCGTCCTCGGCCCCGACAGCCAACCTCCTGCTCGCTACCCCGGCGACGCCGACGACATCGACTACACCGACCCCGCCGCAGCCCAGGCCCGTCGCGACTTCTTCGCCGCCCACGCCGAGACCCGTCTCAGCGAACGCCGCGCCGAAGTCCGCCGCGTCCTCGTCCGCGCCTGGAACCGACGAGGTGCCGCATCCGCATGACCGACATCACCGCACAGCAACCGCCACAAGACCTCGCCGCCGAAACCAGCCTCCTCGGCGCGCTCCTGCACTACCCCAAAAGCGTCGTCGACGTCGCTGAACGACTCCAGCCCGAGGAGTTCTACCGGCCCGCGCACCAGGCGATCTACCGCGCAATCCTCGCCGTCCACGCCGCCGGTAACGCCCCGGACCCGACCACCGTCGGCGAGCAGCTCACCGCCACCGGCGAGTTCGAGCGCTGCGGCGGTGCCCCGTATCTGATCGACCTCTTCGGCCAGGCCATGGCGGCAACGAACCTCGACTACTTCGCCGAGATCATCGCCGGGAAAGCCGCGCAGCGTCGCCTCGCCGAAGCCGCGACGTTGGTGTTTCAGCTTGCCCACCGCGACGTCCTCGCCGACGAAGTCGCCGCGCTGCTCGAGCACGCCCGCGGCGTCGTCGACCAGGCCACCACCGTCTACGCGCGCCGCGGCGACCACCAAGGCGACTGGATCGGCGACCTCGCCGCGGCCCGCCTCGAGCAGTACCGGCAGCCGCGGCCACCCGCGGTGCCGACCGGGTTCCCCGACCTCGACGCGATCCTCGACGGCGGTCTGCGGCCCGGGACGTTCACCGTCATCGGCGCCCGCCCGTCGGTGGGCAAGTCGATCCTCGGGGAGCAGATCGCGCTGCACGCCGTCCGCGACCAGGAGACGGGGGTGCTGTTCGCGTCGCTCGAGATGACCCGGGCAGAGGTCATGGACCGGGCGTTCGCGCAGCTCGCCAAGATCGAACTGTCGAACCTGACCCGCCACAAGCTCACCGAGCGCGAGTGGGAGCAGCTGCGGTACTGGGCCGCCCAGCTCCGCGAGGTGCCGCTGCGGGTCGAGGACACCCCGCACATGTCGATGGCGAAACTCCGCGGCCTCGCCCGCGACCTCACCCGCCACCCGGCCGGCTGCGGCCTGGTCGTCGCCGACTACTTGCAGCTGATGACCTCGGGGAAGCGGTCGGAGTCGCGGCAGATCGAGGTCGCCGAGTTCTCCCGGCAGCTGAAGTTGCTCGCGAAGGAGCTTGAGGCGCCGGTGGTGGCGTTGGCGCAGCTGAACCGGGACGTGGAGAAGCGGACGACGCCGAAGCCGACGATGGCGGATCTGCGGGAGTCGGGCGGGATCGAGCAGGACGCGGACAACATCTTGCTGCTGTGGAACGACCCGCAGCGGGAGGGTGAGCGGCAGCTGCATGTGGCGAAGAACCGGCAGGGGCCGGTGGGGGATGTGTCGTTGTCGTGGTCGCCGCACTACGCCCGGGCGGGGTCGCTGACGCGTCTGCACTCGGCCTGAAGACTTTTCGGCGCTGAGAGCGCCGTAGAGGCGCCGAGCGGGACCGAACGCCTCGTTAGGACGCGAACGCCCCTGATCGCTTCTCAGGGCCGCCTGTGGCCCGCAATAACCCGCATGTCCGCCAATTGAGGGAACCGGGTCGAAGCCCTTGCAGGTTTACAGAAGGTTACGTAACCTTCTAGGCGTTCCTAGCGATACAGCCCACGACAC